AAAAAACTCAAATCCATAACACTTCGGAACTCACTCGTGAGCTCATCAGTTTTATGGGCTGCCGTCAAAACAACACCAAACCCACCAAGGAACTCAGAAATATTTCTACCATTAAACCACGGAACTCGCGGCGACACGGCTGTGATATTATCATCACCATAAGTACGCAAACAAACAAGCCTCCTAAAATAGTACATACTAGCAAACAATTGGTCATGCCTCCTGGCCAACCATAAGTAAGACACACGCCAATGCACCTGAACAACAAACGAATTGAACACACCAGTCAAAAAACCCCCACTCATATTATGCTCTGGTTTCACATACAACCTTGAACCCAGCCTAACATAATGAACGCACATAACGTACATCAACCTTTTCCTCATGAGCGCATCCTCCCGGCTCGTCTCGGGGTTGAAATTTTGGTACCATTTATTTACAACCTCTGCAAACGCCTGGGCCATTTGCAAGGTACCAAAGGTCTCATGACCACTGTAGTCCGCATCAAAACCAACACTCGACGTTCGCAACAACGACCTCACAAGGTACTGCCACTGGTCACTAAAAACATTAATCCCAATACAAGTCTCAACATCCACAAAATGAGAATGAATGTAATTCACAAAATCCCCAAAATACATCCTAAACACTATCGTCTCAGACACAGGCGACCCACAGATACCACGCGTAACACAATCTAATACACGCTGCATTGGACGCAATTCATCCTTTAGGTTGTAGTCCGCAACCCACGCTGGCATAATACCATCAGCCAACATTTTCAACGACTCAGTGATGTCGTCACGCAAGTTCTGAGATTTGATCTCACGCCTACACCTCGTGACCTTGCGAGGTTTCTCACCTTCCGCGCACACTTGCCATTTGTCTTCCTCCACTGTCGTGACAGGGTCAGTAAACAACCAGGCTTTCCCACTGCAATCTATTGGTTTCTCCGCGTTGTACGGAAAACCAGCCGATGTGTCCATCGGTATAGCCTTGAGAGCTGGTAAGCCCCCATTGATACACTCGTCCATCGACAACAACACTGGTTTTCTAAAGGGATCGAAAGCTGCATAAACCTCCGATATGTCCGCACATGCTTCATCCACCAACTCCATTGGGAACTCCTTCACACTACGACACAATTTACTAAAAGCCGCTTTCGCAATTGGTCCTCTCGGTTTCCCGCTGACCACCGGATGCTTCGGGCCTAATACCGCCGGGGCATAACGCCCTGATGGGCACCAATCCTCCCCTTGATAGGGTAGCGGCCTATAGTCAGTTGTGCTTGGTGCAAACGGAACTTTGTCCAAAATTCCAAACTGATAGGCATCACCACACATCGACTCGACACTAGACTCAACCTCCTTACATTCCCAAGCTTGTTGGGCCACAACGACTTTCTCGCACGCATCCCAAAACGCCCGCACAATCTCACTGTCCAACCTCACAGCCAAACCAACGCGACCCGCTGTCGCACTCTCACCCGAAAACACTGATGCAGTGTGCATCCCAATAACCGAGCGCAAACTTGGCGAGTACACAATTGCCCCACAATCACCTGAGGCCTTGACACCGTAAGCCCAAAAATTACATATATACATTTCCTTCACAGTGTCCATACCATCATGCGTGTAGTACTCGCGATCTAGCACCATACAAGCCCGGTCAGGGACTTCCTCACCATTGAACTTTGAAAACAACACATCCGTAACATGCTCTTTCTTCAACACCTCAAAGTTCTTAAAATGTGTCAAAATGTTTGCGAAACAAGGTACTTGCGCCGAAAAATCATACGCCACCAAATCTAAATGCTTCTCATTATGTACAGAATGTATCAAACGCTTGTAATCATAACGCAAATGCCTCACAACATGTTGCCGCGTTTCCAAAGTCATTGGAACATCACCCACAATAACACCACAGGTACCATCCTCCCGCCTACCAATGAAGATATGCGCAGGAAAAATGGCAACGTTACCACCGATCCCAATACCATCAATAGCACGCACAGAACCACCCACATCTAGGGTTATACGAACTTGATTCGAGGCAATCCTCATCATGATCTCATCGCCAGACTGCCTCAACACCCTAAATCTGTTTGGTGTTTCAAAATCCGGCCTGTGCTCACCGTGCGCAAGGGCATCAGCTAACAACATTGACTCACCATGGCGCAAATAATTGCGCTCATTCCTCTCCAACCGCACGTCTTCCCATCCTTCTGAATCTCTCATAGTCTTTCCTCTATTCCTCTTCTTCACAAAATCATCATCAAACCTGCTATGTTCTTTTACCTTATCCTTTGGCTCATGACTTTGGGCCTCACACTCGCGATACTTGTCAAACTTCCCAATATACACCTCTTCTTTTGACGCCACTTGCTTCCGCAGAACTTTAGCCATTTGATAGAAAGCAGCTAGTGCTCCAACAATGACCACCCCCATCTTTATAGCGTCCAATACAAGTGTATCGACCTTGAACAAACCCTTCTTCAAGCCATCTGGATAACCTGCAGGGAAACACGTCATACGCGCTCTCTCCAGCCACGTCAACTCCTCACGTTGTTTCATACGCATATTTACAAGAACCTGATGGTAAGCCTTATCAACTTCATCAGGGTGCGCAATCAACAACTTCCGCGCCTCCGCAACTGGATCAGCCCCATACACGAAAAAATAAGGGCAATCACCCTCGGTCCTCGAATACAACTCACACGCCGCCATCACGACACCCTTCTGGTTCTGAAAATGTCCATATCTATCTATACCAATGAAATCAAATAACTGCTTTATCTCACTACTCTCCCATTGGACCTTGCCCACTGGTGGAATCCAACCGGGTTGCTTGTCTAGGAAAGTCGCTGGGACATTCCCCTCAACATTCAAACAATTCGCCAAAGTTTGGAAGGATGCACATGTCCCATACCACATACTCTGAATGGCGATGAACGCCTGATTCTTCGAATATTGATCATCAAAACCCAAATCTTTTTTCGCAACATCAAAGGCAAGTACGGTCTTGTCACACACAAACTCTATACGCCCACACGACCGTTTTTGCAAACAAGACGCAAAATAAACAGCTCCTAATAATCTTACATGCTCAACAAACAAATTGAAGTTGGGTGCGCCTAATGGTGCCATAGCGTACAACTTCTTCAGTAATTCAATAGGACCAACCACCTGCTCCAAAAAACCAAGCTTCAACTCATCTCTATCGCGCACTTTTGTCGGTGCACCAGGCGTTGTGCCCTTTGTTAACACGTGCACCCACGTCAATTTGGTAGCAGGTTCCAACCGCTCCAACTTTAAATCACCATCCATTTGCGCAACCACTTTGACCTCCTCACCAGCAGGAACATCAACAACACGTTCCCTGGGCGCACGTGAGCGTTGCCACTCAGCCACACGATCTCTTGGCTGGGCAATAGCTGCCCCGGGGCGGGGTAACACCCGCCTAACACCAACATTTGCCGTCGCCATATTTACACGCGCCGTCCGCAACAATTCCTCCAACTTCTCATCAGCCTCCAATGGTGTATCTGGAACCGCCATTTGCGACGCCCTTTCAAGAGCCATGAAAGCCTGCTTTTGTTGGGCACCCGCCGCCTGCAACACAGTGATTAATTCCAATAAACACATCTGTTGACTCATAGACACGATACGACGATTCTCGACCTTCTCAATCACAAACCGTAGATGTGGTAGAGCAGCACGTTCAGTATCACTCAATTCCAATAACTTATCCTTCGCCAACTTCCCATGACCATCAGAAAAACTCGCTAACAACATAACATGAATATGGATAAAACGCCTGTGAAAAGCGTCTTGTGAATAAACTCCCGCGACATCTTGTGTCGGGGGCACATTCGTGCTCAACCCAATGTACTCAGCACAACACAAAACATTCCCTTTCTCGTGAGCCTGAGCCATCGCAAACGCAAGCTTATTATTTGACAAAATTGCAATAAGCTCAGCATTGACCTCTGCCGCTGCCGGACCAGTCATACAACCATAATCATCCAAAGTGATAATTTTGTGAGCACCATAGCCCGACCAAAATTTATCCTGCACATTCTTAGAATAGTGCACACCTGATGGGTCCTCATTTGGATAGAGAGCCCTTGCAATCTGTGTCATCATCGACGACTTGCCAATACCAGGGTCCCCATATATATAAAAACCAACAGGCGTGGTCCTAAGTGTAGAACCACCCAAACTAGACAGACTCGCTGATGCCAACGGTTTCAGATCCGTTAACAAACTATTTACAAGCGAAGCAATCGCACCGGGCCGTGTAAGCACCGGATCACCAGCCCGCACCTTCACCAAATTTGCGTAGGCCGTGACAACCTCCCTAGCACGTACCGCATCGAATTTCTCCGAGCCACCAACCGTGCTATAAAAGTGCAGCAATTCAGTCGCTCGACTGATCGCGCCTTGCGTCTGCTCATTGGACACCACCAAACCGCGATAACCAAACAAATTATATACATAAGTGGAAAAATAATCTGGCAATTTTCCAAACAAATACACCAATGCCTGAGCACCAATTCCACCAGCAGCAACCAATGGAGTGACAATCTTTGCCGCCTCAACCACCTTATCAAGGGTTGATTTCCCGCGCACATTAGGTGCCATCACCGCCAATAAACCAGCCATCACAGCAGTCACTGACATCGCACTTTGAGCTTTCACCACCGTTTTATCAACGGGTTTAGCGGATTCATTCAACGCTGGCTCAAACACAGTCTTACCATCAACCACTTTCGCACGAAAAACCACCGGCTTCTCCTCCTCCGGAAAATGAAACATAGTTGTCGCCACACGAACAGCCTCACTAAACTCACCCGTACAAAGCGCAAAAAACGCATCCAACAGAATCTTAACTGGTCTCTGCACAAGTTTCATCAACTTATACATAAACAACGCCAAAACAAACGCCAACAATATATACAACACGTACTTCCACTTTTGGCAAAAGCCCTTAATGGAATCAACATAACCACGCACAGTCTCAACCACCTTTTTTAAACAGCTCATCACTGTCGTGAAAACGGTGACAGCATTGAAAGTGTCGCCTATCTTCGACGTCACCTTATCATAAGCTGCAGCCACTTCAGCCATACCTCTCTCAACATATGATTTGGAGCTTGGACCTGGCAACCAACTCTCATCAATCTCCGGTTCAACATACTCCTGCTGCTCAAACGACTCTGGCAACGCCGTACTTGGCGCTGTGTACATAAACGCGAGCTCATCAAGATTCCCATAATGTCCGCATTCTTGATCCATCTGCGAACAAACCTTGCGACTCGTAGTCGCCATCGCGCGGAAAAATGCATTATCCGCGGCAAATGCTTGTTGAGAAACAAACACTTGACATTTCATCACCGAGCACACCTCCGGGTACTCAACAACATTCCCTTTTCGAGCAAAACTAGCATTATGCAATGGACAAACAAAAACATTCACCTCCTAAGAAGCAATGCTCACGAAATCCGCATTATTACTAGCCTCACTAGTCACATTCTCGTAAGCCAGCAACTCCTCTTCATCAGGCTCTGACTCACTATCACTTGAAATATACTTACACTGCAAACAATACTCAGATGGCATCCACCTGTCCCGCAGCATACTACACAACTTACTACCGGCACTATACCAGCAATCGCCAGTGGCAAGAAATTTGATCCTCCACTTTGAAACCTCCTCATGCACAACGGCAGCCAGCTTACATTTTACATACATCACATTAGCCGCCGAAATACGAAAATCACCATGACCACACAAATGCCCCATACGAACCGGGACATCATCATAAACGACACCACATTTACACTCTTTACTTTCAAAACGAATACCAAAAATACTACTTACACTACCCTGTTGCTCCACAACAGGTTTTGACCCCGTACCAGGGGTCGCAAGCAATCCAACACCCCCTCCGGGGTTGATTTCATGCTGTGCATGCAGCGCATCCTTTGTAGACCATGAACAGACGAGAGGTGAAGGAAATAAATCCCCCTCGCTGCCCTCCGATTTAAC